GTGTTCGGCAAGTGGGACGATCCAAAGATCGTGGGCGACGTGGCCTTCACCGCCAAGAAGGCGCGCACCGAGTTCATCATCCGCCGCGCCCGCTACGAGCAGGGTGGGGTGAAGAACGAGAAGCCGATCCCAAACCTCCGTGATGCGATCGAGGAGTACATCGTGGCACGGCGCGACAAGCGTGACCCGCGGACCTGCAAGAAGGGGCTGGCCCTGCCTGCGAGCTGGGGGGCGACGGGGAAAACTTCCCTCGGCTACACCCAGCGCCGGGAGGGACACATCGGCCGGTTCATGGACATCTACGAGCGCTTTCTCGACAAGCCGGTGAGTGCGCTCAACTACAACTCACTGCTCGATGCGCGCAACGCCTACGTGGGTCGCCACAGCGATGGGCGCAAGTTCGAGGATGAGCTGAAGAAGATTCGCTCGACCGTGACGACCACCATGCCGATGCTCAAGTGGTTCAAGAAGGTCGGGTACATGCCGGACGGTGAGGGCGTGGAGGACTTGAAGCCCCAGGCCTACGAGAAGGACACGCGCTTCCTGTATCCGGGCGAATGGCAGGCCTCATGCCAGCCGATCGATGAGCTGCCGCTACAGGCGGGTCTGTTCATGCGCTTCGTCTTAACGACCGCGGTACGCGCGGAGACCGCACTCGGTATGGAGTGGAGCGAACTCGACTGGGGCAACTTCGAGCACTTCCGCGACTTCGATGATCACGAGCAGGCCTTCCTGACGTGGATCGTGCCGCGACGGGTGGGGCGACTGAAGGGGCGGGGCAAGACCGCCTCCGAGGATGCACCACGCCGGGTGATGATCACCGGTGACAGCCTGCGCATCCTGCACAAGCTGCGCGCGATCTACGAGGAGAACCTTGCCGCAAACCCCGAGGACACCTACCGCGGCGTGTTCCCGAAGAAGGTCGTCTCGCGTTGGAGGAGTCATCGCAGCCGCATGCAGCGCGACATCGAGGCAGCCGCAGGCACCAAGCGCTGGGACCGCTACACGCTGCGCAAGACTCACTCGACGTATCTGGAATACCTCCAGTGCCCGAAGTACCTGCGCTCGATGAGCCTGACGCACACGCCATCGGGTGAGGGTGGCTCGACGGCCGGCGAGCACTACGATCACGCCGATGCGGTACGCGCGAGCGGCACCGACAAGCACGATCCTCTGGTGGAGCTGGGGCCGTGGCACATCAGGTTGCACAAGTTGTTTCGCGACATGGAGTTCGGGGACACCAAGGGCGACCTGGGCCGGTTGCTCCCGGCGCTGCGCCGCGGCAGCAAGTCATCCGACATGCGCGATCGGTACGGCATCGATGAGAAGTTCATCGAGGTCACGCCGCGCGCACCGAAGCTGCGGGTGGTGGCCTGACGCGACAGACTGGGGGGAGCACGAGAAGGGCCGCCGCAAGGCGGCCCTTTTTTTTGCCGTGAAAAGACCACAGACAAACCGCGGTGTACAGGAGTACCGTTCCTGTCCCGATTCCTGCGCCAACCTGTGAGCTGACTCAGCGTCGGATTACCACCCACACACACCGACACTCGGAGACATCAGCCATGACACGCGAGGCCGATGAGTCACTGACCATCACCAACCAAGAAATCATGCACCGCCTGAACCTCAAGTCTCAGGAAACCCTGCACCGCTGGGAGAAGAAGCGCGGCCTGCCCGGACAGAGCCGCACCGGGCGCGAAGGGGTGCGCAGCCGCGCCGAATACCTGCGCTGGGAGAAGGAGCACTACCCGCTGCTGCACCCGAAACCTGAACGGCCCGAGGATGAGGACACGATCGAGCTGATGCGCCAAGGCGCGAAACTCACGCAAGACTTCGTGATCCGCATCGAACCGAGAAGGAAACCTAAACCGCGAAAGAAGAAGTGAAAGAAAGGGGCGCTCGAAGCGCCCCTTTTTTCGTCCTGCTAAATCCTTTTTCTCAGGTTTCACCGCCTGCACCGCTGCCGTTGTTCTTGCGTAGCAACTTCTCGACTTTCTGTTGCTCGACATAGAACTTCTCGTAAGTCTCAAGCGCCAGCTTCATAGGCACTGGCATCTTGATAACGAGCAGTCGATATCCTGGCTCAGAGTGATCGCGCAGCTCAAGAATCGAATCGAGCTGTGGCCGGTCGGGGAGTAGTTCGTGCGGTTTGCATTTGAGAGCCTTTGCCAGCTTCTCCAAAGTCTTCGGAGTCGGCAGGCTTCTCATGGTGGTGTACGTGCTGATCGCGTCCTTGGATAGGCCGACCTTGTTAGCAAGGTCGGAGGCAGTCCACTTCATTTCCTTCATCCGCGCGATAAGCCGTTCCCTAAACACTTTCTTCTCGGTCGAGACATCGTGCAAACCATCATTGTCGTTGCTTGTCGTCAAAGTTAGCTCCTAGGCACTTTTGTACCGGGTGTGTAGCAGAACGCCACACGAGACTCATTAAAGTCTCTTCTTGGTTGACTTACAACATCCTTGTTGACTCGACTTGCTCCTACTAACGACTACATCAGCCAACCGGTTGGTCTACTGGGCTATAGGCGCAAGTCGATGCTAGTTAAATCTTCCTCGTTTGATCTAGACCTTCGCTAAAACGCCCTCCAAAACTCCTATTTTCAAACGACCTTCAATCGCTTAGGCGAGTCAACATTCAGTTCCCCTTCCGAACGGCGCAGAGTGACTGACATCAGCACTACACCGAGCCGACAGTCTTTCGTCAGCTCGGGTGATCCAACGGAGGGAGAGCGAATGGCATACGCGGTGCGGTTCAATTACAAGAAGTTCCAGCGCGACCTGGGCTACCTCGTCGCAGACCTGCCGGAGCTTTTAAAGAAGGTCTACGGGGAGGACATCAGCAAAGCGGCGGTGTACGCATGGTTCGCCCGCGGCAAGATGCCGGTCGATCGGATGTGCCAGCTCTTGACCATCGCCCGCATGGAGACGCAGGAGAAGATCGATGTCTGGCAGTACATCGAGAACTGCGATCGCGGCAGCCGCCGCAAGGCGGCTTGAGATGCAAATCTCCATCCGCAATCCCGAGCATTGGCACGACCTGCGCGCCGAGCGCATTGGCGCGAGTGAAGTCGCGGCGCTCTTTGGCTGTGGCTACCAAAGCCACTTTCAACTGTGGCACGAGAAGAAGGGCGACCTGGAGCACGCCGACTACTCCGACAACGAGCGCATCGTGCTCGGGCGGTGCCTGGAGGAAGGTATTGCAAAAGCCGCTGGTGAGTTGTTCGGCTACAACCTCACCAAAGCCACCGACTATTTCGATGACGATGAATGCCCGCGTCTGGGTGCAACGCCAGACTACCTCCTCGTGCGTGAAGGGGGCGAGTACCCGGCGGAAGTTAAGAACGCCTCTTGGGGCTCGTTCAAAGACAACTGGATCATTCATGACGACGGCTTCGCCGAGCCGCCGCTACGCTTTCAGTTGCAGATACAAACACAGCTCGCCTGCACCGGCGCAATCGCCGGACTTCTGATTGCGCTCATCAGCGGGGATCGCATCGTCCGCTGCGAGATACCGCGCCACGAGGAAGCCATCGCCGAGATTCGCCGCCGCGTGGAGGCGTTCTGGAAATCGATCGATGAGAACCGCGAACCGCCGGCCGAGATGCCCGCCGACATGGATGCGGCCAAACGGGTCTGGCACGCAGGCGACGGCAGCGTAGACCTTCGAGGCGATCCCGATGTTGAAGGGTGGCTGGATCAGCTCCGCGAGCTGCGCGACGTGCGCAAGCGTGTCGAGGCGGACGCGGATGTGGTCGAGGCAAAGGTCATGGCGTACTGCGTGCAGAACCGTTACGCCGCCATCACCGCTAACAATGGTCGCGTCTCCTGCAAGCAGCGTGAGGCGAAGCCTGCGCGCATGGTCGAGTTCAAGTCGCAGCCCTCCAAGATCGAGTTGCGGATCACCACCCGGTGAGCGCGATCGATGACATCGCCGCCACGCGCGGTGCTGCCCACCCGCAGCGTAGTCCGCGGCTGTACGACGACCCAGAGACCGAAGACCTGATCGGGGCAGCCGGTGAGTACGCCTTCGGCACCGCCTTTGGCCTTCCCGTCGATAGCAGTGCGCGACCACACGGCGACGGCGGGATCGACTTTCGGGTGCGGATCGCAGGCCAGCCGCTCTCGATCGATGTGAAGACCTACCAGCGGCCCTATCACCTGCTGGTGAAGGTCGATGAGATGCCAACCTGCGCGTACCTGCTGGTGCTGTGCCACTTCGATTACGGCATGGTGTCCATTCTCGGATGGGAGACGCGCGGGATCATGTCGATGATGCCGACGCGCGAATTCGTTCCCGGCATCCGCAGCCACTACCGCCTGCGCGAGCAGCTTCGTCCCATCCGCCAGCTCGCCGATCTACTCGCGATGAGGGATGTATGAGCAAGCGACCCATCACCGAAGGCGCGCTGCGCTATCAGGCGTTGCGCTGCGAGACCGCCAAGCACAAGCGCTGCAAGTGTCGCTGTGGTGGCGCGTTCCACGGCATTCACCACGATGATGCGTGGATCAAGGATGAGGTGTTGCGCGACCAACTCGCGCGCCAGCCGGGGCAGATCGACTGGGTGGAAGAGTTTGCGAGGCCTGGGTGAAACGGCACCGCGCCAAACGTCCTGGCTTAAGGTGGCTGCCGAAGGCCGCGCTCAAGTGGGTCGATGGCAGCGGTGCCGTTGAGTTGGTCGCGCGCCAGCACGCGCTCTATCTCAACCTGGGCCTCGGGGAAGAGCAGTCGATCATCTGGCGCGAGCGGCAGTTCCAAGCGATCGTGGTCGAGTACATCGACAAGCGCTACCCGTCGATCGGCAGCCTCTGCTTCCATGTGCCACTGGAGCTACTGCGCCGGGAGAAGCACACCGCCGGCATGTTCCACGCACTCGGCGCACGAGCGGGTGTGGCAGACGTAGTGCTGCTCGTTCCACGCGGGGCCTACCACGGCCTGCTGATCGAGCTGAAGGTGCCGCCGCGCAGGCCCACCGATTCGCAATGCAATTTTCTGGAGGCAGCACGGCGCGAAGGGTACGCGGCGTGCTGGTCCGACTCCATCAACACCGTACTCCGACTTCTCGATGTGTATCTCAAACTACCGCCGCGAGCCACGCTGGCGGAACTGACACCGCAACCGTTAGGGGAAGGCCATGAACTCCGTCGTCGCTCAAAAGCCGGCCGCAAAGCCGATTGAACTGATCCGCTCCCAGCTCTACCTGCCCACGATGCAGGAGCAGTTGAAGAGCGCGCTGCCGCCGCATGTGACGGTGGAAAAATTTCTGAGGGTCGCGATGACCGCGATTCAGCAGAATCCGAAGTTACTGGAGATGGAGCGTAATAGCCTGTTCGCCGCGGTGGTGACGGCCGCGCAGTTGGGCCTCTTGCCCGATGCGCAACTCGGTGAATCGAGCCTCGTGCCATTTAAGGGGAAAGTGCAACTGATCCCCGGCTACCGCGGGCTCATCAAGTTGGCGCGGCAAGGCGACGTTGGTTACACCGAGGCGGAAGTGTTCTGCAAGAACGACCGCACCACCTACATCCTGGGCGACAACTCGCTCTTCGAGTCGGTGGTCAACTGGGAAGACCGGGGGCCGATGATCGGGGTCTACGCCTTGGCGAAGTGGCGCGATGGCGGGCTGGTCGCCCGCACCGTCATGAGCCGCACACAGGTCGATGCGATCCGCGACCACTCACCGAACGCCACCGGCCCGGCGTGGAGCAACAACTACGAGGAGATGGCGAAGAAGACCGCGGTGCGCCGACTCGCCAAGTACCTGCCGCTGTCCACGACCGCCCAGAACGCCATGCGGCTCTCCGAGCTTCAGGATGAACTCGGCCGCACCGGCCGGGTGATCGAGGGGCAGGTCATCGATGAGGAGGGGGACGAGCCGCCACCGGCTGCGGCAGCCCCGGAAACGAAGCCCAAGCGCCGCAGGACGGCGCTCGATGACATCGCCACCAGCGCACCACCCGCCCAGCAGACGCTCCTACAGGAGCCGACCGGCGACGATAGCCCCGATCTGACGGTGGACCCTGACACCGGGGAAGTGATCCATGCCCCGCCGCCGCCGGTATCCCGTTAAGCACGCACCGGCCCCGCTCAAGATCGAGACATGCGTGGTGTGCAAGGTGCCGGGGGTCGTAGCTCAGGACGTGTTCCCGTACTGGTGGGGACCTTCCATACGGCACAAGTGGAGTCATTCAGCCTGTGCAGAGCGATACCGACGCGCGCTAGCCGCCGCTCAACGTGCGCGAGGAGTTGAGGGCTACAAGCCAAAGGCCCCGGCAGGGGCTTGACGGAGACCTGGGTCACGGTAGCTGGCCGCTAGGAACATGGCGCGCAAGGTAGCGAAAACGCATCAGAAAGCAAGTAGGAGCTGTCCGTGAGCAACATCATCCAACTCAAGCACGCCGCCAAAATCCACGGCTGCGAGAACATCATCGCCGAGATTGTGACGATCACGCCGGCGGAGGCAACGAGCTGGCTACGTTGCAACGAGCACAACCGGCCGGTGCGCAAAAACCACGTCAACTTTCTCGCCAACGAAATTAAGAGCGGGAACTGGCAGATCAACGGGCAGGCGATCGTCATCGCAGACAACGAACAAGTGTTGGATGGTCAGCATCGCCTGCTCGCCATTATCGAGGCCGGGATGCCGATCAAGACCCTGGTGGTCTACGGCATCACGCCCGAGGCCTTCAGCACCATCGACACCGGCGCGGTGCGCAGCTCGGCCGATGCGCTGTACCTGCACTTCAACGAGCACGGCATCGGCATCGTGAAGGCCGTGGCGACATCCGTGCCGTGGCTGAAGCAAATCGAGAAGGGTGCGCTGCGCACCGGCGGGCACAGCAAGATCAGCAACCACGAAGTCATCATCTACGCGAAGGATCATCCCTCGCTCTTCCAGCGCGCGGAGCGCTTGCAGAGTTACCCGAAGGACAACCGCCCGCTGTCACTCGGTGTCGGCACCGCATTGTACGAATACTTCGCACGGCGCGATGAAGAGCGGGCCGAGAAGTTCTTTCAAGACCTGTACACCGGCGAAAATCTCGAACGCAACGACGTGGAGTTCATCCTGCGCGCCGCCTTCCAGAAGGACGCACAGCGCATCACCTCGAAGTTCCCCATCAGCGTCAAAGTCCGCATGACCATCAAGGCCTGGAATTGGCGGCGGCGCGGCCGAGGGGATGAGGCCACCTATCAAACCATCACAGTGAGCCCCAGTGAAGACACCCGCCTCATCATCCTCTAAGGTCGAGTTCTCCGAGTACGCCGCGCGCTACGTCGCCGCGCGTCAGAGAGTCAGTCGGCGCACCGACATCAACTGGTTAGAGGTCGCGACCGCTTACGACGCTGGTATCAACCACGCCTTCGCGGTGACGCCGCAGAAGCGGGCGCAGATGATGCGCTACTTCCGCGCCCTCTTGGTCATCAACGCGGCACGCCGCCAGGAACGAGACCGATGAGTGGATCGAAGCTGAATCCAAATGTGTGGCAGGGTGAGGAGCGCGACGGCGGGTTCGTCAAACTGAATCCGGCCCCAAAGAGCGGCGGCTCACCCACCCACATCGGGCGACTGTGGATTCCTGGGTATGGTTGGGTGTGGCTGTCCGGGTGGCTCAAGCGTGGACACGACCAGTTTGTCTCGTTACGAGCGCGGGATATGTCCGACGCCGATGCACTTAAATGGTGTGCCCCGAAGCGTGGAAACGGCGCAGCAAAGCAGCCTTTCCATCCGCCCCCAGCTACCGGCCAGCTCGACTTAGGGGAGGATGAGCCTCCCGATCCCGATATCCCCTTCTAGCCAGTCAACCAATAGGTTGATTGAACCTACCCCCCAGCAGTAGTCTTGGGGGCGACCCAAGCCAGTCCGCCGTCAGTCGGCATCTATACAGGAGTTCAAAAGGATGAAGATGGTCTGTGAGGTCGCCGGATGCGGCGAAGAACTGAGCGAAGGAACAGGCTCGAAAGGCGGGCCGATGCTTTGCAAGTGGTGTCGCGGTCCTCGCTCGTATTGGGGCAAGAAATCATTGGCAGAAAAGCGCGCACGGCGTGCGCGCCTCCAGCTCTTCGAGAGCCGACTTGAATACTACGATCCGCGCGTCGCCGAAATAATCAACGAAGCAACGAAGTCCGTCGCCAGCACCAAGAAGCGCGCTCAGGCCGCGAACTCCACTCACCACTAGGAGCTACCACATGAAAGAGGTCGATGGCCTGCTGAATTCCAAACGGCCTAAAACCCCAGAACCCAAACCGTCGCCGAAAGATTTCGTTTGGCCGAGCCAAGCGGATCACGACGACAAGGTTGCGCAGAAGATTGCCGCCTCCCTTCAAGAGCTGCTGCCGAAAAAGAAATGGACTCACAGTGATCTTGCCCGCGCGTTGTGGGGCTCTTACGAGAACGGACAAGCTCGCAACATCGGTGCCTCCCGACGCTACATCACCGCCGAGCATCCGATTCCCAACGAGAAAACTGCCGCGTTCATCGCTCAGGTGCTCGATGTGTCGATGGCAAGGTTATTAGAGCCGGAAGGCAAGTTCGAGCCGTGGCCGGAGATGATCCGCGAGCGCGCGGATAGCAAGAAGGCCAAGCGAGGTGGCAAGAGCGGACGGGACTTGTTGAAACAGCGCGCGTACAACGCGGCATACCGGGCGAAGAAGAAGGCCGAGAGGCTGGGGCAGGGGAAGCGCAAGTACACCAAGCGTGCTCACTTAAATGGCGCAGCGGTGGGCGAGACCAACGGCAACGCCTGGGTGTTGGCCGAAGGTGTCCCGGTGCCTGAGTACACCTTCGAGTCGCAGGAGGATCATCCTGGGCACTTGAAGATCACGATCAACGCGGTGGTGCCACATCCGCGTGCGATGGCGATCCTGCACATGCTTGAGCATCAGGCAGCGGAAGAGTAGACGTGGGTCTATGCGCGGCGTCCGGGCCAATCTCATCGGTCAGCGATTCGGCAACCTGATGGTGGTTGGCCCGGCGACCGGCGCAGCGCCCGGACAGCATTGGTCGTGCCTCTGCGACTGCGGCACGAGCTGCGTGAAGCTCGGCAAAGACCTGACCAAGCGCACGCCGGAGCGCTGGGTCCACTCCTGCGGCTGCCGCACCGCACTCACCAAGTCGATTCAGAAGCGACTGCGCGCACAGATTGATCCACGACTGGACCTGATCCACGTGGAACAGCGAGGCAAGAAGTTCGGGGGGTAAGGAGCCGCCGTCCGTATTCATTGCCGGGCGGCGGTTTCCTTTACTTGACCGGCAGCACCTGGATCGCCATCGCGACGCACAGCAGGATCACGCTGACCCAGAGAGGGCACTTACCCATCGCCGAAACGATGGCCGCGACCAGTGCGCCAAGCACCATGATGAACATGACAGTGAGCATGGT